CCAGACATTAGCATTTCTTCGGTTGGAGAAGGACTTAAATTTTCAGGTTTGTATTCTTGTATTCCTTCCATTAAATAATTTCCTTTAACATTACTCCAAGCTGTATTTAGTAAATCTTCATCGGTTAAAGTATCATCTATCATTCCTCTATCTCTCATTGCTATTAACTGCTTTAACATTTCCATTACTTTTTGAGAGACTAAATCATCCCTATTGAGTTGAGGCTTTCCACTTATATCTTGTTCTAGTGTTCCCATAGGTTTTATGGTTTGGTAAAATTCTTCATCTGTTATTTGGTTAACTCCAGAAGGAGTTGATTCATACATTTGTTCTACCCCTTCAGAAAAAGTGGGTACATCCCAATGAGGACCCATACCGTTTGCATAACCTATTCGTGGATCCATTGCGCCAATCCCTCCGAGGTTGTAACCAATCCTTCCGCCTTGAGCTTTTTTGAGATCATAACGATCAGATGATGATTCTGACATAACAATAATTTCAGCCAGTTCTCGACTTAATCCTTTATCCATTAATTCTTTTATCTTAGCTTCATAATTTCCACCTGCATCATACCCAATCCTTCCGCCTTGAGCATTGCCTTTCATCATTTCTCTCATCCATAAATCTGCAAATTTTTCTAAGGATAAAGTACCGCCTTGGTCTTGATAAGTTCTCCAAGCGTCCATTAAAGCTTTCTCATAAATTCCACCATCTGAATACCCAATCCTTCCACCTTCAGCGACCGCTGTGGTTTTCATAGCGGGAAGAGTGACATCTGTATAAGATGCAACGTCTTCTATTGTGGTAGGGACATTCTCTACTTTAGGTCCTTCTCCAACATTAAGAGCAAATTGCGTTTCTGCAAAATCGTGCATCTGGTTGAGTTTATTAAACTGTTCCATTTCATGTGCGTTTAATCCTTCTTGATCTTTCTTAGCTTTTAAACCTACCCATACAGAGAAAGCATCTTTAATTACGTTGCCTGCTCCCTTATCACCAGTGTAACGACCTAAAAAACTAGAGCCTACATCCTTAATTCCTTTCCAAATTTTATCAAGGAAATAAGAAGGTACTCCAGCAACCGTCAAGATTCCAGAACTTCCACGAGCTTTTAAGATGTTTGCTTCTTCTGGATTAATATAAGCTAATGATTCACCTTTAGGTGCATGTTTATTAAGCAGTTTAGCTGCTTGTTTCAGGTCTTTAATTCCGTTTGATTTTGCCATAATTTCCTATCTTGCAATGTATATTAAATGAGCAGGGATTGCACCTGAAAATATATTATTACTTGGTTTTTGCAAACAAATCAAGCTTTGGTATCTTTACCATTACATCTCTTTGAATGTCTTCTGCGGGGATATTTAACGCTTTCCATTCCTCCTCGGTACTGTAAACGACCCCCGTTTTCTTATTTTTTATTGTGGTTGTCACCTTCGCCTGAACCACAGGCACATCTTTTCCATTCATTTTAACCATAAGTTACGTCCGATCTTGTTCTAAAATACTCACGACTCCAGTAATTTGATTAGCGGCACTGGCTTGAATCTTTAAAATATCTCCTTCTTCCAAGACTAAGAGATTACTGGTGAGTAATTCAAATTGTTGAATAGAGCTACTGGTCGCATAACCAAAGGCATAAGTCGCAGAGGCACTTGTATCTGTATAAGAAAGAGTCACATTCACAGCACTCGCGGTATCATTAAACCCTTGAATGGCTTTGACAATGGCTACCGTTTCATCGGGAACCGTATAGATAGTTGTTAAATCCGTTGTCGTTAAGTTGATAGATTTATTAATATATTTGTTTGCCATGTTAACTCATAAATAAACTAAAGGATTCGTACTCATCCGTTAGTTGTTGTTGATACGTGGTGTTAAGTTTTTGTACAACTGAACCTAAATTATCTGCAACGCCTTGTACATTAATAGGATCAAAGTCTGGTCCAATAATGGTTGCTATTACTTCAGAAATTTTTGCCATTATCTTCTACCTCCTGGATGAATGTCTAATCGAAATGTTCCCATTCTCCAACTTTGACCGGTACTGACATTACCTACCTTGAGAGCAATCTGTCGAGCTCGAGCTCGAGCAAAAAGCTGAGTCGTTGTAGTGGTCGAAGTATAATTAGTTGCGACCGCTGTACTATTTGGAAATGTTTTTGTACTTAAAGTAATTCTAGAGTCTCCCGTTTGAGATCCATAGTCAGGCATAATACGACTAATCCGCATAATAAATTCTCCTTCGCCTTGTTCTCCTTCAGGTCCTCCAATATCATAGTCTCCGGATTCAACGTACGCTGCAATCGCATTGGTTGTTCCATCAGAGAATACTTCATCACTTCCTTTTTCTTGTTCCCACAAATAACTCGCACCATTTGAAATACCCACGACTGTTGGATAAGTCGGTGCTACAGCATTTTTGTATTCGGTTGCAAAAGGTTTTGTATAAACTCCTTCAATCGTCCATGTTGAACGAGCTAAAGAAGAAGTGTACCAAATCGGATTACCGGGTGTAGATTCCATATAATTATAAGTCACCGATCGATCCACATAGTCCGACCCTGAACTTGGATAGAACCAAGTAATTTCTCCAAAGAGAGCGTTAACAGCCACATGAATTTGTTGATTCGCATTAGCATTAATATCTTCAAAGACATAGTCTTCTACTAAACATCGCATCGTGTGAACTCGGCCTCCATCATACTTATAGAATCCAGTCGGTCCCATCCAATAAGCAATACCATCTACTTCAGCTGCGGAGTGTTGACTCGACATCCCACAATTAGTTCCAACTTGAGTAAAACCAAATGTTAAAGTCGGTCCGATATACTTCATCGTATACATGGCCGTATCAGACCAAATATAGACTGCTGATTTTCCTACAATAGCCCCAATCAATTTAGAACCATCCGTTAGTCGTTGACTACCTGCGGTATTGGTTGCGGTTGGAGTCCATACGGTTTGTGATTCTTGATTCGACCATCTCACAAACATATCATCTTGAGTCGTAGAACTTTGTAACGTGGTTTCTGTTCCAATACAAATTAGATGTCGATCGGGAACGGATACGACCATATCTCTTGAAGCGGTTGGAACTTCAGTTCCTGATATAACTACCGCTCGGACACTTAGATTAGGAACCGAAGGCTCCCATTTAAATATTTTTTTATTATGAACTAAAGCTAATAGATCTTCACCATAGTTTAAAAGTCTCCATTGACCTGGTTCAATTACAATGTTGGAATTTGTACTTGCGCTACCCCAACCGACAAAGTCTGTTGCATCACGAGTTAAAGTTCCATTCGCATGAACCACATCACTGGTTCCTCCTGCTCCTCGACTAAATCCAGAAAGGGTATTGGTTCCGGTATTATTAGTGGTGTAGGTAATTAATTCATTCTCTATTAAAATTGTTCCACCGCCAGCAGCTGTTGTCGGAAACGCCGCCGTACTAGTAAAAGTACAAGAGCTTGCTCCTGCAGCTAAGACCCCTCCATTATTAATAGTCGTTGAAGTAATTGGAGTTGTATAACCACCAAAAGTATTGGTACCCCAACCATAGCCATATCCTTGACTGATGGGTCCAATAACATAATAAAAATCTATTGTTGTGGATCCTCCTGAAGCACTTCCCGAAGCATTACTACCCATTTCAATCTCCATGGTTGTAGCAGTAGGTACATCTTTTACTTCAAAAAGTTTATCTTCAAAATCAGCATCAGTAAATCCTGTTCCTCCAGGAACGGTCACACTATCTAATAAAATAATATCTCCAACATCCGCCCCATGTGCTGTACTTGTCGTAAGAGTAACGGTTGCATCTCCACTCACCATTGTGAACGTAGAACTTGTTTGTTGTCTCCCTGTATCTAAAGGAGTGATATCGTAGACTGCACCTTCATAATAAATGTATAAACATTTATCAGTTCCAATTGCAGCGTATCTATTACCGGCTAAATCTACCCAGGTATGTTGATCACGACCAGCTCCAACAAGGTTATCGGATACTAGTTGTTGCCATCCGCCAATTTTTTCAGGAAAACCATATCTAAATCGGGAGTAATCGGCGTTAACCCACTTACCTTCTGCTCCTGTATCTGAAGATTGTTTGTCTAATCCAGGTTTTAATCTGATTTTATGTAACATATAAATCCTAAAATTTGTTTATAATATACCTAAATTTAACAATCAACTATAGATTTTAGGGCTTAAAATACCAGGCAGGTATGGTGTATCTATCCTCATCAGTAGTTGAAACTCCATGAAAATACAACTGTCCATCAAACCAAATACTTCTACCAGCCCGAGGTTCAATTTCCAACCCATCTTTAAAGACAGTCTTCCCTGAAGAAAGAGTATTAAGATAAGTAATAGAAGCAAGACGAGTTCTTTCCCTAGCAGTATCATAATGAAATTGATGAGAACTTCCTTTTTGTTGTTTCTTTAATTCTGCCCAATCAATTTTTAAATCAGGATCAAAATAAGTTTGGGCATAAGCTTCTATACGTAAAACCATCTTTATTATAAAAGGGTCCGAAGCCTTTGTAATATTCATAAGATAAGAACAAGGTCCCGGATCGTTCTCAGGCCATTTACACATTAAGTGTTTATTCTTTTTATAAAGACGTAAAAGTTTATTACACTCTGTTGGGGATAAAAAATTATCTTTAATAAGAATCATTTAAAAGTAAATACTCCTACGACTCGTCGTCCCGTTTTAGGGTAGTTTTGATAGTGCTTATAATGTCCCGGAAAACAAATAATTTTAAATTGCTGGGGAATAAATTCTTTAAATTTTTTTCCTTTTTTAAGAAGAACTGTTGAAGCATTGGTTTTATTTAAATACATAATTAATTGATAGTGAGGAAAAGAATGATCTATGTGAGGAACACTATGTCCTGGTGTAGGGTAAGTAAGATTAAGGGCTGCTCTAAAAAATTTTTTACACGGAAGTTTATGTTTTACTAAAAATCGTTGTACAATATTTATAAAAAAGACGGCCTCCGTAGATACTATATTTAAAGTATCTCTTTGAATTAAGTTGTGAAGAAAAAAACCTTTCTGGTCTGGAGGGTTTATTGTTTGAGAGGGTTCCCAGTAAAAAGGAAAATTATTACCTAATATAAATTCATTAATATATCTTTTTTCTTTTACAGTAAATACATCAGTATCTTCTATCATTGAAACTTTGGACCATTCCCCCATGCCACTAAACTAATTCTTTCTCCAGTAAGAACAGCAGAAACTTTATGTAAAAAGAAAGAAGGAAAAATAACCATGGTTCCTGGTAGAGATAATTCTGGAACTTCAAAACCTTTTCCAAAAGGATTTAAATAAAATTTTCCTCCAGTATATTTTTCCATTGATAAGTTAACAATCCCTGTCAGTTTAAGATCAGAGGCAGGATTATAAAAATCGGTATCAGTATGGTAATCGTATTTTCCTTTATTGGTAGAAGAATAAACATTATAATGCATATCAGTGTGTTCTGCATATAAAACATATCCAAAATTAAAACGGTTAGCCCCATGTAAACAGTTATACATTCTGTCAAGAAGTTTAATTCCGTTAGGGTTTACTATATGAACAGAAGAAGTTTTTGCCACATCACTAGCCACTCTGTCCTCTTCTGAAGTTATTCTTTCTAAAAGTTTTTCGTTAAGAAATTTAATTTCTTTAGAATTATAAATACCTTTATAAAACCAATAGGGGTTTCTCTTATTATTTATCATTATTTTTTTTATTTAAATCAATTACAAAAGTATAACGATCTAGTTTATTAGGGCTATCAGGAACAGAATGTAAAAAAGATGCATCGAAAACCGCCAACGAATTTTCTTTTCCTCCTAAATGCACTTCCTCTTTTCTTGTTCTAACTAAAGTTCCTAATCCCCTAGAATTTTTTAAAAAATAATTCACAGTTAAATCTACACCAAAATGAGAATGAAAATTAATATGATCCCCTTGAGTATATCTACCCC